CGTCCACCGGGTCAATGAAATCCTGCGGCGGGCCTACCTCTTGTGCTTGTTTAGGGGCACCAAAGAAAGCCTGCGCGTCCGGGGGAAGCTGGTCAAATGTCAGAGAGTCGTCGGCCATATTATTTGAACTGGTAATTTCCAGCGGTGCGTGGTTCGACTACGGGAGCCGACTGCACTTTGCCGGCAGTGGTTGGGAAAGTGTATTCGGGATCTCCAGCCTTCCACGCCTTCCGCGGGGCTGCCGGAGCCTGCTTGGGGGTTGTCCCAAATTGCTTGGCCATCGCATCTGGCACGACTTGGTAAACGAAGGATCCTCTCGCCCCCGGGGCGAGTGCATACGTTTTTCCGTTGCTGGCTTTCATTACTCTGCCGGCTTCGTAGGCTTCGAGGAAGACGCCACTGTTGGCCTCGCCGTTAAAGTCCATTCCATACTGCTGATAGATCCGGGCAGCTTGCTGGCGCGCGTCTTCCGCGATCTGCTGCATGTTGCCCGAACTGAATCCATGCGCCTCCCAGTTGTCCGCCTTTTTCTGGTAGGCCGTGAGAATGGTCTTGGTGATGCCCGCGAGTTTCTTCAAACCAACTCCCGGCGTGTCCTGGATGCTGGGAAAGACGCCTTCGTAACGGGCCACGTCCTTGTCCGAGAGCACACCCGTCTCGTTGAAAATACCTTTCGCAACCGGAGCCAGGAGCGACGTTGCCGCCTGCTGAAAAATTGCAACTTTCTCGTCCCACTCTTTTGCCAGAGCCAGCTTCATTACGCGGCCAGTAATTGGCCCAAGCATCTTTTGACGATGCACCACGAGATCCAAATAGGCGGCGTTCATTTGTAGCGCGGTAGTCACCGCAGTCTCCGCCGTGCCGGTTTTCTCGACCTGTTCCCCGGGGATGGATTGCTTTGGCGGAGGGTAAACCGTTGCGCCGATAGTCGGATCCCAAACACCTTTCGAGGGATCCGCAGGAGCGGGAGCCGCAGGAGTGGGATCCGCAGGAGTGGGATCCGCAGGAGCGGGAGCCGCAGGAGTGGGAGCCGCAGGAGCCGCAGGAGCGGGAGCCGGGCCAATTATCTTACCGCCCGCCGGCAGGATCGTCCGGGGAGCCGAGGGCCCAGTCTGAATTGGAGCCGCCGCAGGAGCCGCCGCAGGAGCCGCCGCAGGAGCCGCCGCAGGAGCCGCTTGAACAGCGCCGGGGGCTAGGCCAAAAGTGGACTTGCCCCTTGCTTCCCAAGAGTAATAATCCGGGTTTGCCATGAGCCAGTCCGATCCCTGTTTGGCCACGGCATTAATCCCCGCTACGTCCCCCTTCTCAACGGGGAAACCATTCGAGGTATTAAAAACGGCCTCGCCTCCGCCAAATTTATCAATCCGGGTTTTCACCAGTTGCTCTTGCGCGGATTTCGCCGCCCCGGTGTTCGTCTCGTAGTTGCGGTATTCCTGCCACTTCTTTGACAAGCCTGCTTGGCTCATGTCGTCAATGATGACTCCCTTGCTGCGGAGGAAGGCTAGATGCCCCCGCCCGGTTTCACCAAGGGCTGCCATCTGCTTTTGGACTTCGGCTTCGGCTTGCGCTTTTTGCGCCGTGGCCGTCGCCGTGGCCGCTTTGGCCGCCAGCATGGCCGGAGCGGTTTCCGCCCGGGCCGCGGCCAGCTTGGCCTGCACTAATTCCGGACCCGCGGCAGCTTCAGCAACCAATGTTGGATGCTGCAACGCGCGTGCCTGGATGTCGCCGGCGGAGATATACCCCTGCCGCACGGCGTCTGCCAGTTGCAGGACGTTGGGCGCTTCCGTATTGGGGCGCCCCAGATCAAATTCCTTGGCGCTGACGTTCAGCGGGGCACGAGTGGTATTTTCAATTCCCATAAAAAATTAGCTCCAGCCGCCGCCGCCCCAAAATGAACTATACCCGGGTTGAAATGAGTTTGTCGGATAGCCGCCCGCCGTTCCCGTGGGCGTTCCGCGAACCGGAGCAAAGGCTCCGGTGCTGTTCTGAGTTTGGAGGTTTTGCAACCGCTGGCGAGCGGCTTGGATTGCATTGGCGTGATTACCGCCAAGCCCTCCGCCCCAGATGCTAGGTGTGGTGTTTTCAAGATGCTCCAACTCGAGGGAGGCATTATTTTGCATCCAATCGTTGCCCTGCTTTTGTCTTTCGCTCAACACCCGGGCATTGCCCAAGACGCGCTCGTTGACGGCCCGGATCATGTCTGCCGGGTTGTAAACGGTAGTCACATTATTGCCGCTGCCGTTTTCCATAACCCGTCTCAGCCAATCGTCTATGATAGGGTTGCCGGTGCCGGTGCCGGTGTCCGGACCCGGGGGCGGCGGTGCGGAGGGGGGTGGAGTTGCCCCAACCACGTTGGCGTTGCCGGTCAAATTTCCAGCGTAGGACTTGGGGTGCCCGACCGTGGCCGGGTCGCTGCCAGCCGTGTCGGCCAGCGTTGCGGATGCGGGATAAACTTTGTCATATTCTCCCAGCGCGTCCTGCCCATACTTCCGGACCAACTGCGCTCGTTCCAGAGGGGAGAGCACGTCGTCAGGATGATTCTTGTGCAGCGCGTTGATTTCGCGGTTGAGTTGGTTGACGGTCGAATTCGGATCCTCGAGGTCCGAAGCCCGGCGCAAAGTCGTGCCGGTCAAAATGTCCTTGGGGATGCTTTCCAGTGTGGCGTTGGGGAAGCGCCTCAGGTAGGCCTTCAGGATGTCCGAAGGAACCCCCATCGCCGTGCCGCCATTCGCCATGCGAAGATAAATCTCGTCGTCATTCTTGAAGGACGTGATCCACCCGCCCCCGCCTCTGGCCGGATTCACTTTCCCCGTAATCGGGGTCACCACGCCCCGAGCGTAGCCCACGCCCGTCTGGGTTTGGGACCAGTCGAACGTCGGCTTGGCCGGCGTAATAGATGTGCCTGTCCACCCCGGAGCCTTCTTCAGAGTGGAAAACGTGAAACGATAATCTCCTTGTCCCATAAAATTTAGTATTTGGGCGGCACGCCATTAGCCCACGGACGAAAAACGTCCGGGCCTTGCATGCCTCTCCAGGTGTCTAGGCCCTGCCCCACTTTTCCGATCAGGTCCCCGATGGCTCCGGTCGTGTTTTTGGTTGCCGCGGCCCCAGCCTCCCCGATGTCTTTAGTGCCTTGAGCGTAGGCGCCGACTCGCGCCTTCCACAATTCCGCCACGTCGCGTCCCGACAGGCCAACTTCCGGCATCAGCGCGTTTGATTGCTGCAAGATGCCCGAGGTCATCCCGATGTCCTTGGCCTGCATCGCTTGCAGGTTCGGGAAAAGGCTCTGCAACATCGCCGACCGCGCTGAATCCAATTGCTGGGCGGAAGACGCGAGCGCCATTGCCCGGGCTTGCCGATCCGCTTGCAACTTGATGGCGCCCTGCCCGATTTCCTGCCGCAGGATGTTACCGCCGATGCCCCGGGGGCTGGCGGCTCCGGAAACCATGCCGGATCTTTCCAAACCTGCTTGAACCAACTCCGCTTGCACGTCCGGAGGAAGTGTCGCTCCGGCATTTAGCTCCGTGAGCGCCGCATCAATCATGCGGTTCTTGACTTCCTGCATGGACTCGGATCCGGAAACGGCTTCCGCCGTCGCCAGCGCGGCCACGTCCTGCGCGGGTCCCTGCCCGATGCCGGCCAATTGGTCCGACAGCATTTTCTGGGAGGCCTCGCGCTGCGCGGCCAGTTCCGGATCAAACTGCTCTTGGAACGCGCGCCGCTGCCACGCCTGGGCAATGTCCTGCTCCGCCGCGGCCTTGGCAACCACCGCGGGGTCCAAGTTCTTGAACAGAAAATCCCGGGCTGCCTTGAGCGCCTTGGCCTGGATCTTGGCTGCCTTGACCTGGGCCCGGGCGTTGAGTGCCCCGCCCACGATGCTGCCGACCGCTCCAAAAATTCCGCCGATCATAAATTTATACCTTTACCAAATGCCACAACGCGATTGTGGCGGGATACCTAGGATCAGCCGCGCCCGCCGGGCCAATCTGGACAGCTTCCCCGTAAATTTCTCCCTGCTCGCGCGCGTCAACATTTGCGCCCACCGACAGGGCCTCAGACCCGCCCGCGTTTGCCGTGGCCTGTATGATATACCGGCCTCGAACGTTCTGATTGGTGAGCCCGAGGACTTCCCATCCCGGATTGAAAGTGAGCGCTTCAGTTTGCGTGGCGTGTGACACCGCTTTGATGTCGCCCACGCAGCCCGTAACCGTCCGCCACGCACTGCGCTCAAACCAGATCAGACAGGAAATGGTTGTGTCGTAAAACTGTTGGAACGCGACCGGGGCCACCGGGCGATCCGCGGTTGCCCCAAAGGGAACTAGGCCGATGAAGGGCACCCAGTTCAGCCCGTCGAAAACATACCATCCGATGGGAGATCCGTAACTCGGATTGTCCGCTGTTGCGTCGCGAGTTGTCCGCAGCCACACCGGGGGAGTGATGCTCGTCGGAGTGGACAGCCCAATCGCATACCACACGGTTGCCGAGTCATCAATGTTCAGGGGGACATAGCGCTTCACGTCTTCATCGAAAACATACCACCGGTCGCCGCCCTTGAGCCAGGGGCCCACGTTGGATGTCGGTTCCACGTCGCCGATATAAATGAAGTTGGTGCCCGAGGGCGAGACGATTTTCATCCGCCGGACCATTTCGTCCGCAAACTGCTGCGGCGTTCCCCGAAACGTCGGCGGTATCGGGGACGCCTCGATCAGCAAATTAGTGTTTGTCAGTGCCATAGATTCCTTTCAACAATGCGCTGCGTTCCTCTGATCGTCAACTCGTTCACACGGTGGACAGGGTGTAGGTGCAAGTCGTGGTTGCACCCTGTGAACCCGTCGGATATACGTCGCAAGTTAACCGCACCCGTATATTGCGACTCCCGGCTGGAATGGTGAACGGGTATGTTTCGTCAATTGTTCCATCCCCGGCGCTGTTAGTGCCGCGCGAAGCGGCCAACACGTCATCAATATAGACGGCAATCGAACCTTCCGCATCCGCTGGACCAGTAGCCACGGGCGCGATTTGGATTCGGATTTGGCAATTACAATTGGTGTCAATTGTCGTGTCCAATTCTGACCGCCACTCAGTCAACCCCGGAATACCCCCCGCCGCCGCTGATACCACAACGGTCTTGGAGGCTCCCGCACCCGGTGCCGGATTGGTGATTGTGTAACCAAAGCCCGGGAAGTTAACATCCAAATTCAGCGCACCTTGCTGGCTGAAATTAGGGCAATCCTGGATGTCTTGATCTTCAATGGTCAACTGGAACGCCTTTTCACAGAAGGACGTGTCCAAATTGGTCAGCCGAACCGTGAAGTTGTAGAATCCTGCCGAGCCCGGATCCCCAGTGTCCGGGGATCCAGAAATTTCCCCCGTGTTCGTGTTCAAGGACAGGCCATCGGGCAAAGCCCCAACGGTCACGGTCCAAGTCTGCCCGGCTTCCGGCGCTGCCGCCACAAGGGTTTCCGAGTAGGCAACGCCTTCTTGACCACTCGTGAGCACTGATCCCGTCGTGATGCAAACCCCGGTTGTCACTTCCAGCGAAAAATTCACTTCGCAATACGTGGTGTCCAGATTGGTCAGCCGGATGTCAATGAAGTAAGATCCCGCGGTTCCCGGATCCGGGGTGCCCGAGATCACCGCTCCCGCGAGGGAGAGGCCAGTGGGGAACGCCCCGCCGACCACCGACCAGACTTGCCCAGCTTCCGGCTGCGCTGCGACCAGCGTGGTCGAATAGGCTACGCTTTCTTCCGCCGCGGGAAGAATGTTGAAGCCCGGCATGTTGACACAAAGACCTTCCGCCGGAGCGATGGCGATTTCAAAAGTTTTTTCGCAAAAACTGGTGTCCAAGTTGGTCAGCCGGATAGTGAAAAAGTAGAGATCCGCGGAGTCGGCTGCCGGCGAGCCGGTGATGTCGCCGGTGCTCGAGTCCAAAGTCAGCCCGGGCGGCAGGATGTTGTCCACGAGCGACCAAACTTGGCCCGCTTCCGGCGTTGCCGCGACAAGCGTGACAAGGTAGGGCTGTTCTTCTGTGCCGGCGGGCAGCACCGCGTTGTTGGTGAAGCAAGTGATGTCGTTTTCCAGGATCGTCAGCGAGAAGTTTTCTTCGCAAAAACTAAGATCCGTGTTGGTCAACCGAACTGTCACCGCGTATTCGCCGGCGGTCCCGAGATCCGGAGTCCCGGAAACTTCCCCGGTCAGCAGACCGAGTGTGAGGTTCGCCGGCAGGAACCCGCTGGTAATTGTCCACTCCTGCCCGACTTGGGGCACGGAAGCCAGTAAGGTTTGCGAGTAGGCCTCGCCCTCCATGCCGGTGTCCAAAGGTCCGTCCGTCGAAATGCACGCGGCCCCAACATGGATGGAAAAATCCTTGGCACAGTCAATCTCATTTGTAACATCACGATAGTTCACGGTGAAATTGTAGTCCCCCGCGATTTCTGCGATTCCAGAAAGTTCACCGTCTGAAGCGAGAGTGAACCCGGGAGGTATCTCCCCACCAGTAATTGTCCACACGGCGCCAACTGCCGGGATGGGTGCTGTAAAATCCAGCGAATAGGGCGCGTCCAAGTAAGCATCCGGCAGCACGATCGCGTTCGTGATGCACTCGCTCACTATGAACTTGAAATACTGGGTGCAGCCGAAGGCTCCACCGCTGTAAACCACCCGGAGATAAACCGGGAAATCCCCAAGCACTGTGGGGGTCCCGGATACGGTGCCGGTCGCTGCGTTCAGAGTAGTCCCCGGGGGCAACGTGCCCGACACAATGCTATAAGTCCCGGCTTGGGGATTGGTCAGCGTCGGAGTAAACGAAGACGGATCCCCGAGTTTGAAATTGACGTTGTCCGGATCCGTAAAGCAAGGCTCGGTAGTAGTGCCGCCGCCTCCACCACCGCAATACGGACAGCTAGGCGGGGGCGGATTACAAACGGGAACGCCAAAAGGGGCTAGTCCGGCATCCGTCAACGCTTGGATGACGTAGCACGGCGGCGGCGGAAACGGCGGGCCGCCTCCGGGCGGGGGCGGAGGATTCCACGTATTGCCTTCAACGCAGTCCGCAACCAGGGTGTAAGTGCTGGTCAGTGGATTGAGCGGGTCATCCGCCTGATAGATCATGTAACAAATCGCACCGATCACGGGCTCCCAGTTCAGCGAGTGGTCGCCGCCCGAGCCGTAAATCACGATGGTCGCACTTGAAACCGGATCGTCGTTCCAGTTGTCATCGAGCAACAGGGACGAGAAGCCCGACCCGGAAAAAATATACTCGCACACAGCCGGCGAGATATAATCCAGCTTGGGCTGCCGTGCGTGCAGAACGTCTAAAAATGCTTTGCTCATTCGAGTCCGGCGCTTAGGGTTTTGGGAAGCTGGGCCATCACGTCAATTTCTGCCAGCCGTTCCGCGATGCGCGTGGCCACGCGATCCGCGGCCTCCTGCGAGACGATGCTGCGGGAGGATCCAACGCCCGTTGAAGTGATCCCGCCGACTGACACCGTGACGGATTTGTTCGACACAAAATCAGATGCGGTAGCACTGAGAGCAGCCAGCGCTGCCGCCATGTCTTCTGCCGGCGCGGCGAACCCGTCGAACCGCACCACGTTGAAAGTGGTTTCCCGGCCACACGCCGTGGCCGGATCCCCGGTATCCGAATCCGGCACCGGATCCGCAAACGTCCGCACCCAGCGAAGGGTCCCCGGGCCGTGCCAGACCACGAGAAGCTGAAAACTTTCGTCTTGATTTTCCCGTTCCTTGCTCTCCACGGGGCAGCTTCCGGTATCCGGCAGAGGCATGTCGTTCACGTCCTGCGTGGTGAACCTGCGGGACTGGGCTTTCAACGCCATCATTTCTTGGGTCGCGTCAATCACCGCATCGTAAGCGATGCTCCCCCGCTGGGTTTCCACGTAGCGGTTCAAAATCTGTTTGTAGGCCCCTCGCAGCCCGCCGGCGTAGAACACCCCGAGATCGAAGCCTTCCTCAATCCCGGTGAACGCAAGTTGCGCGTAGCGGAAAAGGCAATCAGATCCCGTGGTCTTCTGCGCTTGTGTGGTCTGCCCAAAGTATCCGCGCAGAGAAGCTGCGTGCATGATGGGGCATCCGCTGTCCATGCGGTCCTCTGTGAAGGCCTCCCACAGCCGGTTCTCGCCGCTGTAATCCTTGGAAATATAGTAGCACCGTTCCGACCCGGCAATCACTCCGTGGAACCATTGCACAGGTCGCGTGCCGGTCCAGATGCCGCACCAGGACGGGCCGGATTCGTCCGTGAGAGTTTCCAAACTGGAGTTGTTCAAAACCCAGGTGTGCTGGTTGTAAATATCGTTGGCCGGGACGGACATTAGCAAGTATTGCCCGAACGCGCCGCCCGCTGCTAGGCTGGTGTCCCGCGACAGCCGGAACTTTGATTCCGACATTTCATTATCACGAATCGGAAGGCGCGCGGTCTGCTTGGAGAGTGCCGCCGAGTCAAAGAACACCACGCCCGAAGGGGAATACCACATCAACTGGCCATAGTGCGCCACGACTGACCGCTGGGAAATACAGCCCACCCGGAAAATCTCCTGCTGCATGTTGGGAGTTGTCTCCCAAGTCGTCCGCGTCCGGTTGTTGGCCTGGATGATCGAAGTGTTCTTGTCCGTGAACACGAGTAGCTGCGGAAATTCCAAGCTGGGAGTTGTGGCCAGCGCCGTCACGTCGCCCTCGAAGGTAAAGGACTGCTGCCCGCCCAAATAAAGTTCCTCCCGGAAGGACAAAGGGTTGCCGATGTCCGAGGCCCGGACTTCCGCGCCCACCGAAACCCAAAGACGGTCGCCCACCCACTGCATGGAAGACCCGGCGGGAGTCTCGAAAGCGTTGTCCCGGATATGTTCCGCGGTGCTTCCGTCGTAATAGGCCGGCGCAGTCACGCCG